TAACCCATAGTCATAACTATTCTTTACTGAATCAGGTACTACCTGGTCTGGGAATGAACTGTTATAATTTGTGTAAACCATTTATTTTTGAATTATTTTTGATGTAAAACCATCATTATTATACTTTTTTATTCCTAAACTTACAGGCTTAAATGCTCTTTTTGCTGTTGGAGCATATTTGTTTTTATTACAAGCCATTATAGCTAGCCCCGAACTAATCGAAGCATCAAACTTTGTTCTATTATTTAAATTAAATTTGGCCCAATCATTTAAAGTTCTTATAAAATACATATCTCCATATGTATCATTATTAAATCCAATATAAGAATCTATATAACTTTCTATCGCAGCAGCGTGCGCCTGCTTCATATCCTCACTAGAGTTCGGTACGCCTCCAATCTCTCTTTCAGTAATAGATAATTTATTATAATTTTTATCAGGTCTATTTATTGAGTAACCTCTATAGCCTCTTCTTTTTAAATAATATAGTAATCTAGGCTTGTTGTTCTCTGCTAGGATAGGCATTCCATAAAATATTAAAGCCATTAATACATCTTCAAAAAATGTTTCTGCATTGTCAGGTCTTGCAACGTATTCTAAAAAAAACATATTAGGTGGAACGTCTTCCATAGAAAATTTAGTTAATCCATGCAAAGATCCTTTAGAGCCTCTGCCGTCAACTGTGCCAGATATATCATAACTATCACATCCAAATGCTCCACAATGTTCATTTCCCGGATATTTCATTCCGTTCTTTAAAATCATTTTATTTTGCATTTCATTATCAGGAACCCAGGAAATAAAAAATCTTCCTTTATTATTAGGAACAAACATTACTTTAGTATCTCGTATTCCCCCTAACCATTGAAAATTACCTTGTGTTATTAAACTTGATCTAGTAATTTCTTCATTGTAATCTATTTGCTCATAAATCTTAGTTAGATTAAATAAAGATTGTTTTGTTTCATCTCTAAAAGCATGCTGTATAGTTCTTGGAAATTGTCTATAATATTCGTTTAAAGCGTCTTGATCAGTCTTTAATCCTTCAACTTCATTTTGCCAATAATCAATTACACCTATATCTACTTCACTGTTGTCTATACTTTTTACTGCTTTTTTGGGTGTATCGAATATAGGTATTCCATATTTATCAATGAATCCTTCGTAATTCCATTCCATAGGTATGAACAAAGAATATAATCCTGAGCTAGTCTGGCCGTTGCGGTTTCTTTTAGTAACGTTTGAATTTTCATATAATCGTTTAAAATTTTCCCCTCCTTTATCTAATGAATTTGATGTTGAACCCATCATACATTTACCAACTACCCGGCTACCTAATCTTAATGTTGTTTTAGTTACTCTCCAATTGTTTAATATATTATCCGGTCTTTCCCATTTACCAGATTCATCATGTACCAGCAGTTTTAATTTTTCACCATCATAACTGTTATCTCCTGTATTTTTCCAGTCAATAGTAGTATCTAATCCTTCAATGTCTTTTAACTGCTCGTTTAATTCTATTTTTCTTCTAGTTAGTTTCGACGCCGGGACCCTGTACGCAAGCTCGGTCTTCGGCCTGTCCATCCCGTCCTGTACCGGTTTGAAGAAGAACGGATAGTTCGTGGATATGGGTACAACTTTGTCGGTAAACATCTTTTTTGCATCAGCACCCGTCTTCGATAAAATTCCAAATCTAGCATCGCTTGATATCGTTGCCTGGCTAACAGTCTCTGATGATGCCATGAAGCTAAACCCAGACCGTCTATTCTTGAGGTAGCATATACCGTAACATCTATTGTCGGCCTTACAGGCTTCCCAAAAAATGTAGAATAATCTGTTAGATTCCCTGAACTCTGCGGCCCCAACATCAATCTTGGTCCATTGCAAGTACATGTAGTGAGAACCAGTAATGTAAGTAGGGATACCATTATTATAGAACGAAAACCCTTCTTCTCTAGCTTTAAATTCATTCTCTATATAGTTATACCATTGTTCTTTAAAATTGTCAGGATAATTATTCCAGTCAAAAACACTTTTAATTTTGCTAAGCGCTTTAGGGTATTCAAATTTTTCCCAGTACTGTTCAGCTTTTATTTTACTTCTTTTATAAGCTTTATCTATTATTGGTATGCCAATTCTAAAGCCTTGTATATCATATATTGCACCTACTGTACCGTTTTTACTTATAACTACTAAATCATATTCTTTGTTATAACCGTACTTAAAACTTTTTAATCTATTTAATCTTTTTAAAGTATTAGGTCTTATATGATCTTCTACAATTGAATATAGCGTTTGTTGATACATTATTTAGATCTGCTTTCAGCAAAGCCACCAAACTTGTTAGCTTGCTTTGTGTTATCTTCTAGCATTTTTTCCTCTTGCTCTATTCGGCTTAATATTTCAAATGCATCAAATATTGCTAGCTTTTTAGTTGCAGCAGCATTTTTAAGCCTATCTGCAGATATATCATCGCCTGAATCTACAATTGCTTCTTTAGCTACTTTAATTAATTCCTTAACTGCTAACTGCCCAGCTTGGATTATATTCAACTTCGTCTCCTTTGTGTTCATATTTAATAACAATATCATTTGATTTCATACAGTATAAGCGCTCATTATCTATTATAAACTCCCACTCACCGTTCGGTGTAAACCCTACTAGGTCCCCAGAGCTAATATTAAGCTTATTTAAGGAGCTATTGTCATACTTTAGTATACCAATAAGGCTTTGTTCTTTATCTTGCTTTAAATAGTCTTTATTTAAAATAGGTTTAACAAAGCATCTGTCTCCAAAAGACTTCCATTTCTTGTTTTGTTTATATAAATAGATTTCATCTATTTGACAAAAATACAAATTATCTTTAAAATATTTGCTACTATTTTTTTCTTTACCTCTTATGTCATAATATCTTCTAAAAATATTGTGATGTATTATTATTTCATCACCTACTTTTATTGGAGTTTTATATGCTAAGGGTATTGAAATTACTTTAGCTTTTTTATTTATAAATTTAAATGATTCTATACTAGAATTTACTATTAGATTTTTATTACCTATTTTTAAAGTGTTATTATATCTTTCTCCTATTGGTTCAACAATAAAATCATATACACTATTCATACTCTAAATTATATTCAACGGATACGGCCATATTAGAATTAAATTTTTTCCACGGCAATACCTCATTATTTTTTTTAATAAAAATATTATAAGAACCATCAGTATCTTCAAATATGATATAAGCTATTTTATGTCCCCCATAGACTTCTTGCCCAACGGAGTAGTGCATGGCATCATTTTTATAATCAGAACCAATGCTGATCTTCCTTATAATACTAGACATTTTATTCTTTTACTTCTTCTGAAGCTTCGATTTCAGTATACTCACCTGTTTCTAGGTCAATGCTAATTGCACCGTATTCTTTTTCTAACTCTTTTTTATACTCTTCCATCTGTTGGCTTATACCAGCGTACTCATGTAATAGCACATGCTTTTGATTTTCAACAAACCCAACGTCTCTTAAAAGATTGGCCATTGATGTTTGCTGTTCTTTAACTTTAGCAAGTTGCTCTTCTGTTACTTTGTTTTTTTCTACTTTTTTCATTTGATTAAATTTAATTGATTATAAAATATTTTTACCTTAATACTAATAGATTTGTTGCCGTAGTAGCGGCATCAGTTACATAAATTTTTCTTGCTAATATTGGTACAAAAGTGTGAGCACCTAAATTTTGTATAACTACAAAGTCTCCAGGTTGATTAGCAGAAAGCTCTACTTTTAAATTATAATTAGCATTACCATTTGCTGATCCATAAACTGCAAAACCTTCGTTGTCAGGGGCTGTAAAATTACCATTTGCATCTAAAGGAGTTGTAAAATCTCCAGCAATTGTTGTAACTGTAATATTACCTGTTACAGTAGTTAATCCAAATGCAGCATTTAAAGTCACCGCATCAAAAATTATTGTTTGAGCAGCTATGCCAGAATTAATAATACTTGAAGATACAACTTCAATCGCACTTACAGCTCCAGCATTATCAGTAGTTATTTGATATGTTGTCCCAGTGTTTATACCTGATGTTGAATATAATGCAGATCCTATAAATGTCCCTCCACTTGCGTATACTGTTCTAGATTCATTAGCAGTTAAATTAGCTGTTCCATCAACAATCTGCCCAATAGGAATACCGGCGGCAGAACTTCCTGGAATTTTTAATGTTCCTGATGCAAATAAATCAATAGCAAGATTAGCAAAATCTCTACTTACTCCGTATTGTATCATTTTTTTATTTTTTAAATTATTTTGTTTTGTCTTTTATTTTTTCAAAAGTACGTAAACCTCCAAGGCCTAGCATACCTAATAGTACAGTCATTAAATGCTCCATTTGTAATGCTGGAGGAGCGTCAGCTGTTTTTGTAATCCAAATAAATAAATCTCTTATAACAAAGTTGTAAGCTAATGCAACTCCGCATATCCAACCTATAAAAGGTCTCCAGCCTGCAACAAATAGTGTTCTATGTCCGGCCTCAATTTCATTTATCTTAGTTTGTAATTCAATGATTTCATTAGGGTCTAATTCTTTCCCCTTAATAGCTTCACGAATTTCCCATGCTAAATTACCCGCTGCAGATTTTTTATTATTTCCACCTTTTAAAAGGCCTAGTAGTAATTTTAACATAATTAAGCTTTATCGTAAGCTTCTTTTTCCCAAGGAAGATTTTTTGCTCCCTCTTTCATTTTACTTCGTGAATACGTTTTACCTTTCCAGTAAACGTTTTTATCGTCGTAATCTAAATCACCTCTTTTAAACTGGTCTATATGTACCATCTCGTGATCTACAACTTTTTCTTTATCTTTTGGTTTTACATTAATATCAACTAATATAGAGCCATTATTATTAGCTTTGCCTAAAACATCTCCTCCTAAATCTACACTATATATAGGTGTGCTATCTGAAATATAAGGTGGTGTATTTAGTTTAAACGCCATAAGGAAATTTTTTATTTAAAGCTTCTTTTCTTTTTTGACAGCCACAAGGTTTTTTTAAAACCTTAGAAACTGTATCAACAGCTTTTTTAACACCTGTTATTGTAGTTATTTTTTCAATTGTATCTCCTAATCCTGTTGCTTTCATATAATTAAAATTATATACCCCCTGCCTAAACAGGAGGCATATGAATTAATAATTAGGCAGTATAAGTAACTGTGTTTACAAATATTTGTAAGTTAGCAGCTAAAGGAGCTTGTCCTGGAGCTGGTACACCACCTGTTTGATCTTTTCCAAAACCAACTGAAGCTTTTACACCACCTGGATTAGCAGTTAAAGCTCTATTAACAGTTTGAAGCGTTGGAGTTCCAGCCGTAATTGTTGGTACAGCTGCTGCGCCTGCATTAGATGTTGAAAGTAAAAATGCAATTTGTGAAGTTGCAGTGTTTTTTAATTCTACAGTTAATACTCCTGTTGCAGTAACATAAGTTA